TAGTTTGTGGAGACCATTCACAGAGAAAGTAATCAAGACTATCTCCGAGAATAGCTCAGGCGTAATCTTTTGCTTTTGGGGTAAAGATGCACAGCAGTTTGCAGATTTAGTCAATCCTAAATTCCACCATGTACTTAAAGCACCTCACCCTGTATCTGCTGTATACAAGGGAGGTCAGTGGGAGTGCGACCACTTTGAAAAAATCGACACTATTTTACTTCACAACAACGGAGACACAATCAAATGGCTGAATTTTTAGACAACAACGACAATCTTATTAAAGAAGAATTACTAACCTACTACCATTTCAGGGCTAGTTTAATTAAACACATTAATGATCGAATGGAATCAATCAAGACCCTTACACAATCAACCGAGTACGACTACTGTACTGTTGCCGGTCAGATAAGGGAACTTGAGAATCTGAATGCTTTCCTTAAGGAAAATGCCAGACACACAGAAGTAAGTAAAATCGCAGAATCAACCGAAAAAACCAATCCAACAAACACAACAAACTAATTATGTCAGTAGAACAAATTTTAGAACAAGCTAATGCCAACTGGACTGTAAGTAAACACACTCTTTATGGCCCACAAGGACAAGAAACACAAGGCTTCGGTATCTTTAGAGATGACACCCAAGCATGTCTAGGTATTGTAGGTAGTAAGTACACTCCTACGCAAAACTATGAGATTGCAGAAACTTTGTATGAAGCTGCCGGTCAACAGAACCTAAAAATTACCAGAGCAGGTATGCTCGGTAGCGGTCAGAAAGTTTACTTTCAGTTAGAATTGCCTGATGTTCGCATCGGTGGTTCAGACTCTAAGCGATTCTTGACTGCCTTGACTTCACATGATGGTTCAGCACCTATCGGTTTTGGTACCACCAACGTAGTAGTAGTTTGTGCTAACACATTCTTCTCTGCCTTGAAGGACATGCAACGTGTTCGTCACACCGCTAACTCAAAAGCAAAAATCTCTTTGATTAGTGCTCAACTCCGTAACTCTGTGTTCCAGGAAGAAGCATTGATCGAAATGATGGTGCAGATGAGCAAGACAACAGTACCTAGTAAGATTACTGATGAGTTCTTGCTTAGCATTATTGGTGGTGACGAAGAGTTCACTCGTACCAAGAACCGTTTGAATAACTTCCGTGTAGCAATGACCAACGAGTTCAATACTCACGGAGAAACTGCTTACGGTTTATTTAACGCTGTGACTCGCTACACAAACCATATGCTTACCTACAAGGACATTGAGGCTAAGCGTAATGCTTTGATGAGTGGTATTGCTTTCAGAACCAATCAGAAAGGTTTTGACACAATCTACAGGGAATTTGTAGACCCAACCATCGACAAGACTTACCATTTGGTAGGACTTGAACCTGCTTAATTTTGCAGGTTATAACTTTCTATGTTAAGGGCAAGAGAATTCTTTTGCCCTTTAATTTTATTTATTATATTTGTTTATGCTGAGAAAAACAGTTAAAAAGGTGCCTATTAAAGGAGTAATTGAAAAACCCTTAGTAGAGACAATTTGTACAGAATGTGGCAAAAAACGTCCGTTTGCTAACAAAACGAAGAAGTTATGTGCCGTTTGTGTGAAAAAATCACAAAAAGAGAAGTTAAAGGAAAAACGTGCTAAGGTGCGTGAGAAGAAGGCAAGTACCATCACGCAAGCTAAGTTAGACCAAATGACTTCTTGGTTGATTAGAGCCGCCTTTGAGGAAAAATGCTATGCATGTGAGGTAAGAATGCCTAGGAAAAGTTTACAATGTTGTCACTTTGTGAGTAGAACAAAAAGTATCACTCGATTTGACGTACGCAATATGCTTCCTGGTTGCCCTACTTGTAACATGTATACACCTCACCACGTTTGGAACTTAGGTAAGTCCATCAATAATATTTGGGGAGAAGAGATGACTGAGACACTTCTAGAACTCGCAGCTACTAGTCTAAAGATGAACAACACGGACCGTAGAGAGATTTATGACATCTACAAAGTAGCACTTGAGAAATTAGAAACCCAATCATTATCTACTAAAGAGAAACGAGATTTAATTGGGGACTGTTACTATCACTATTTATGTGTTGTCAGTAAATTAATTAAGCGATGATAGGATTTGTAACAGAGGACCCAGCAGTTATCAGAAACCTCAAGCTGAAGCCTGAGGATAACATTGTCTTTTGTAGCAAAGAACAGGCTTTATCTTTACTTCAAACTAAAGACACACTAGGCTTTGACTCGGAGACTCTAGGATTTGATCCCTACACAACCGATTTAGTCACAATACAACTAGGTAACGATGTACACCAGTTTGTGATAGACGTAAAGAGTGTAGACATCCAATTCTTCAAAGAGTTGTTAGAGACCAAAGAGCTTATCGGCCACAACTTGAAGTTCGACTTGAAGTTCTTGTACCATGAGAGGATTATTCCTTACAAGGTCTACGATACTTTCCTAGGCGAGAAGACTACTAGGTTAGGTATAGATAGCCACAGATGTAGTTTAGATGCGTGCGTCTATCGTCACTTGGGAATCGTACTAGACAAGACCGAGCGTAAGAATATCAATGGTAAGTTTACTCCGTCCTTTATTCTTTACTCTGCACTTGACGTTGCTTACCTGCATAAACTCAAAGAGATTCAACTAGAGATACTTGAGAAGCAAGGTTCGTTAAAGTCAATTGAGCTTGACAATAGATTCGTAAAGGTTCTGGCTTACATCGAGTACTGTGGCATCAAACTAGATGAGAATAAGTGGCGAATCAAAATGAACAAGACTAAACTTGACCTAGAAAAGGCTGAGGCAGAACTTAACGAGTTTGTGCTTGAGAATAACATGGTTAAATTTATCGAACGTCAATTAGATATGTTCAACACTCAAGTCAAGGCAAGTGTTAACTGGAACTCCTCACAGCAAGTAGTCGAGTTCTTTAAGGCTCTAGGTGTAGATACTAAAGTCGTAGAGAAGGGCGTAGAGAAAGACACGATAGAGGCTAGTCACTTGGGTAAATTTGCTAAAGAATTCCCAATCATTGGGAATTACCTCAACTACAAGCAAGCTCAAAAGGATCTAGGTACTTACGGAGAGAATTGGATTAGACTAATCAACCCTGTAAGCGGTAGAATCCACACACAGTACAAACAGTTGATGAACACAGGTCGTCTATCTAGTGGTGGTAGAAACAAAGAAACCGGTGAAGCATACCCTAACCTACAAAACATACCTAGCGATGAAGAGACACGCAGTTGTTTTGTAGCAGAGAATGGTAATGTTATCATTGGATGTGACTACACAGGTCAAGAGCAGATTGTTCTAGTGAACAAATGTCTTGACGCTAACTTACTAGAGTTTTACGATAAGAATCTGGGTGACATGCACAGCTTCGTTGCATCCAAGATGTATGACGAGTTGGATGGTATGGACTTAGATGAGATTAAAAAGAAGCACAAGGATAAGCGTCAATCTGCTAAGGTCGCTGGCTTTGCAATTAACTACGGTGGTAGCGGCATAGGTATTGCCGACCAACTAGGATTAAGTGTTGAGCAGGGACAGAAGATTTACGATGCATACTTTGCTGCGTTTCCGGGATTAAAAGCCTACTTTGATGAAGCCAAGAAATTTGGCGTAGACAATGGCTATGTACTAATCTCGGAAGTAACAGGTAAAAAATCCTATGTGGACTATTACGATGAGTTTCTCGAAGCAAAAAAAGCTGTAGGTGTTAAGGGCTTCTGGGATAACTACAAAAAACACAGAGAACACAAAACAGCATCTTACTCTAAAATTAAACAGCAAGTATCTACCTTCTTCAGTAAGAAAGGTCAAATAGAACGTATGTCCTTGAACTACCCTATTCAAGGACAAAGCTCAGAGATAACCAAGCTATCTTGTGTTTACTTTTGGGAAGATTACTTACTACCAAACAACCTATTGTTTACGGTAAAATTTATTAACACGGTTCACGACGAGAACTTAGTGGAATGTCCTGAGTCTTTATCAGGAGAAGTAGCAAACGCACTAGAAAGTGCAATGGTAAAAGCAGGGGCTGTCTTCTGTAAGCGAGTACCGCTTAAGGCAGATCCTTGCATAGAAAAATTCTGGAAAAAATAAAAACTAAACCTTAAAATTATGGGAGCAAGTCAATTTTACGACAAAACAAGAGCTAATTCAATGCAGCAAGCTTATCAAGCACTAGTAGATGATGCTATTAGTGAGTATGGTCACGACAGTTACAATGGTACCATCAGTACCACAACAGGGTTTGTAGACAAAACTGCTGAGTGGAAGAGAAGTAAACTACCTCTGAGAGAGTTCATAGACAAGAACTATGATAATACCTCTAAGTTTGCCCCTTGCTGGGGTATTTGTGAGTCAGAGCCAGTACAGAACAAGCTTAAGATTAAAACTCAAGTAGAAGACATAGTAGTACCTGGTACTAAGAAGTGGGACTTGGTTTACTTTGTACTAGATAATCACGGTAAGAAGATTAACAGCAGTGGTCACAAAACTGAGGCTGTTAAATTGGCCCGTCAGTTTACAGAGAAAACCGGAACTAGTACTACAGTTATCATGGAGAGAGTATTGGTTAGTTGCAGTCCTGTTGTTGCTAGAATCAAGTACAAGCACGACAAGAATCAAAAGCCAGGTATCTATCACTTCTTTGGTTGGGCAGCAGAGTAATGGAAAGCTTCAAGATTGAACTTGATGCCAAACATACTATTTGGTATCGTACTACAGCAACTATTCAAGCAGAGAATCTTGACGATGCAAAACGTATTGCTAAAGAACTCTACGAGAATAATGAGATTGATGAGTTAGAGAATGCTTATACTGAAACTATCTATGATACTGCTGAACTTATGTCTGCAGCAGACAACGGAGAAGAACCTACTGAGGAATTGTTTGTAGATGGAGAGTTAGTTCTAACTAACCTATCTGAAGAAGATACAGTCGACTACGACGATGATCCTGCCTTTGATCATCTAAGGGATGAAGAGGCAAATTTTATTAACGAACAAAGAGAACTGGAGAATGACTAGGTTAGAAAATCAAGTAGAAAGACTAGAGTTAGCCAATAGCTTACTTAAAGACAAAAAAATTGTAGAGATCCGCTATGCATCTGAAGAAGAGGTAGAGGGAATGGGTTGGACTGAAGACTTCCTTGTATTTAGGATGGAGGACGGCACCAGCTTCTACGCTAGTAGGGACCATGAGGGTAATGATGCAGGTGTTATCTTCCTACAAGAGTCAATTTCACTAGGAGGTCCTTTAATGTTTCATCAATTTTAACATGGCAAATCATTGTTATAACTATGTTAGTGGGTCGGGTTCTGAAAAGGACCTGACTCGCTTACAAGCGATAGTTACTCTTTTATCTAAAGAAGGAGATAGTGTAGGAAGCTATATCAGTTGCGGGTCAAACATATATCCACAGTTTTTCCCTGAAGTAGAGGGGAAAGAAGAAGACCCAGACGATACTAAGTATTGGGATGTTTACCTAGACTGGGGTTCTAAGTGGTTTGAAGCAGAGTTTGATATAGATCCTGAAGATGGCTCACTTACTATCTGTGGAGATTCTGCTTGGAGTCCTGTAATACCTTTCTTTATTAAACTTGCACAAGAGTTTAAGCTAGAACTCGAAGGTTTTTACGAGGAAGGTGGGATGGATTTTGCGGGAGAATTCACTATCGATGCTAAGGGAAACTTTGATGAGGTTCAAATGAGTCATCGTCAATTCCAACAGAAGCACAACCCAGAATGTTTTTGGGATGACGTAATGAATTGGATTGATGATGGTCACTACAAAACCCTAGAAGATATTCTAGAAGAGTTTGATGATGACTATTGGGGACCACTGATTGACGGGGAGAAAGATGAGTTAAAGAAAGCATTAGATGAGTTCCTAGCAAGTGAGAAGGAGAGGTTAGACGGTGAAAAGACCAACTGAAGAACAGATAATGAAGGATGTGAGAAGGGCCTACCTATTAGCGAAGGCCCTTAACTTCCAATACCAATTTATCCGTGAGTATGTTAACACAGACTTATACAAAGCAATAAGTAGTGCTAAAGGCACTAACTCTTTTTTTATTAAACAGATTGACCTGGCTTTTGGTAAGCATAGATTAAAGAGTCAACTAGAAAAAGACGAAGAGTTAGCTTTTAGATTACTTGAAGAATTAGAAAAACAAGATGTCAGTAACGAGAATACACCTGCCGGGGAAACTCAGTAAGAATATCGACGGCAATATCTACCTCAAGGTAGATAAGGAACTTATGCAATCTTACTTCTCAGAATTGATGCTAGGCGAACCAGAGGTTAACGTAGAGATAAGTATCATTAGAGTAGACTCTAAGCGTACTTTACCTCAGTTAGCTTACTTCTATGGTATGGTTCTACCTATTATCAAGGAACGATTCGAGGAACTAGAAGGTACTACATTCACTAAAGATGAGACGATGAGTATCCTTAAAACTATGTACCTGTACGAAGAAGTTCTCTTTGAAGGAGAATTCAAAAAGATACCAATGTCTCTAGCTAAAGCTAAGAAGTCAGAGGTACTTAAATTTATCCAAGATGTTATCGAATTTGGGCGTAACATTCTTGATGTAACCATCCCAGAACCAACTAAAGATTATGGAAAACAAGTCGATTAAAGATGAGATTGTGAAGGAAGTCGATGACTTCACTCAAGCACTGATTGAGAGGGACAAGCAAGCCCTACGCTACAACCAAGGTAAAGTACAGTGGTCTTTAGTGGACTACAAGTCTATTGAGCCTATGGTACGAGTACTAGAGTATGGCTGCCTTAAGTACAGCAAGAATAACTGGAAGAAAGGTATGCCTGTTTCTCAGATTATTGAAAGTATGCTTAGACACACCTACAAGTTACTTGAGGGTGAGTTGGTAGATCCAGAGAGTGGCATTGAGCATGTAGGACACATTCAGTGTAATGCTATGTTCCTTGCCTATGTGTTAAGAGAAAAACCTGAGTACAATGATCTTAGGCAAGACTGAAATTACAGCTTATAACTTTTACAAGAAAAAGTACGGACAAAGAGATTACCCTTACGTATTTTTCTATTTAACCCCTCTTATTAGTTATTCTAAAACAAAGACAAAAAGCTACTGCCTACACATAGGTTGGCTTTATTTTACCCTTTTAATTGAAATCAGCAAATGATAACCGATCAAGCATACCTGGACAGTACGGCAGTGAGTCAAAGCCGTCTAAAGAAAATTTTGATTCACCCAACAGAATTTCTGAACTCTAGTTACGACACAGAGTTTGACGAACCTAAAGCAAACATTGTTGTAGGGGATGCAGTAGATATTCTTATCACTCAGTCAGAAGATGTATTCCACGAAAGATTCCACATCAGTAACGTAGAAAGACCTACAGGACAGATGGGTGACTTTGTATGGGAACTGTTCGTAAACAAAGGTAATCCCGAAGCAGCAGAGATTGCTTACAGTACTGTAGGCTTCAAAAGAGATTCCTTTGAGAAAGTAATAGAGCGATTTAAGGTAGAAGGTAAGGAGTACTATGATGCATTATTAGCTGGTGAGACTAAGACTGTAATTACTTCTCAGCAGTTAGTACAGATTTACGCTATTAAAGACAGCCTCCTTAATCACCGGTACACAGCCAAGTTCTTTCAACAGAACGAAAGGTATGACGTACACTACCAAGTACCAATTGAGTTTGAGTACAACGGAGTACCATGCAAAGGTCTGTTGGATATGTTAGTAGTAGATAATGAGATGGGTTATTTGTATCCTATCGATATCAAGACTACCAACGTAAAGACAACCAATTGGATTTCTATGTTCTGGAAACTTCGTTATGACTTCCAAGCATCTTTTTATACTATGGGCTTGTTCTTAGGCAATTACTGTCAGAAGTATAACTGTACCGTAATTAAGCCGTTTAAGTTTATCGTAGAGAGTCAGACTAGTCCAGGAACTCCTTTAGTATTTGAGGCCGGACATGAGATTCTAAACTTTGGTAGATTTGGTGGCAAGATGGTAAGTAAGGAGTATGAGGGATTTGACCAAGCCATTAGACGTTTTACTTGGCACAGTGAGAATGACCTGTGGGACTACCCTATGGAGGATTACATTAATGAAGGTCTTAGGTTAATAACTTTGCCTAAGTTAGACAATGGAAAGTAACGTGGACTTAAATAGATTTAATATGACCAGCAAGTTATTTGCTGGTCTTATTTTCAACAAGGGTTCTTTGCCTATGCTAGTAGAGTCAGGTCTAGTTAATGTTTACATAGATGACTACGGACATAGGTGCAGGTATCAGAATTGTATCTTATTTCTATTTGACACGTCAGCTAGATTCTATGCTACACTAGAGGAGAAAGTATCTAGTTTTCAGGCTTTCTACGACTGGTACGATGTAGGAGTTAAAAATCACAGGATGCTTGTATTTAAAATTGGTCACGTATACCAAGACGATTTTTACAAATTAAAGCATATGATTCCTAGTAACTATTCGGATGAATTCAAAAAAGTTACTAACTTGCACACCGATTTAATTATGAGAATAGATCACTCAAAAGAAATCTATAGGTATAATTTATGAATGCATTAAAGAAGTTAGAACTTTATTTAGATTTAGCAAAGAGAGTTGCCGAAGAGTCCTACTGTGAACGGTTAAAAGTAGGGGCTATCATCGTTAAAGACGGTAACATTATATCCTTTGGGTATAATGGTACCCCTACTAATATGCCAAACAAGTGTGAAGAACAAGATGTAACCTTTAGTTACGTCCTTCACGCAGAGTCTAACGCCATTACAAAGGCTTGTAAGTCACCAATATCAACTGAGGGAGCGACTATGTATATTACGCACTCATGCTGTTTAGAATGTGCTAAGCTTATAATCCAGAGTGGCATTAAGAATGTTTACTTTATTAACAAATACAGAGATGAGGCAGGCATTAAGCTGCTTGGTAACTGTGGAGTAAAAGCAATCCAATATAAACCTAAAACATTAAAATTATGAACGAAATCTATTTGATAGTAATATCAATCAGTCTAGTAGTAACTACAGTAATTAGCTACGCAAGTCTATTGCAAATAACTAAAAGTACTAGTAACTTTGAACGTACTCACAAATTAAATCTCGAAGCACAAATTATGAATAAGAGGCATTTAGCTATGGCTGAAGAAACACACCTTATGGAAAAACGCTTTGTGGAGAAACAACTAGAGTTAAGACAGGCAGAACTTGAATTATTTAAACCAACTAAAACAGAAACAACATAATGAGCACATTCAAACTTAAAGGCAAGAGAGTTCTATTGAACAAGCCTGAGACCAATGATTTGGGTCTAGAGTTATCTCCAGAGACCAAAGAGCAATTAATGCAAGAAGAGATGAAGAAGTACACACACCTTGAGGTTTTTTCAGTAGGTGATGAGGTTTCCGATTACAAAACCGGAGACGTTGTGTATGTATCTCCAAGTGTACTTGCCTATGCAGAAATCCTACACATCGATGGGGCTGACCGTATTATGGTTAGAGACATGGATATTTCAATCATCTGGAGTTAAGACTATAGATATGCAAGTTGTATTATATTTAGCCGGATTCATAGTGTTGCTGTTTATTTTAATAGCAGCATTTAGCGTAAATAGTCCAGAAGTTAGTCCTACCGAAGAAGCAGCCAATGACATCATGGATGAAGTACTGCAAGCAGAAGCTCCTCAGCCCCCACCAGCAGACTTGTTCGTAAGAGAAGAAGACTTAATTGAGGTTCAAGAACCTGTTAAAGTAGTCGAGGTTGAGTTAGTTGCTCCTGATACAACAGATGGTGTCTATGAGATGGAAATGCCTGTAGAAGAGCCTACACCTGAAGTCAAAGAGCCTGTAAAGAAGAAGCGTAAGCATTACCCAAGCAAACCCAAGAACAAAAAATCATGAGATTATTCTATTACACAGAGAAGAAAAAAGTAGAGCACGAGGACGAGATGGAGTTCGTGCCAGAGACAGGTTATTCATTTGACCTGGACTCAGTAGTTATGACCTACCCTGTAAAGGAAGGTTTAGCAGTAATCTTAAATCGTAACGTGGATAAGTTGAATCCCGTAGAGTACGAGTACAAGATTGATCCCCAAACTAAGCAAAAAGTTCCTGTAAAAATCAAGAAGTTTGAAGTTACCAGTGAACCAATCACTATCGAGTTGAAAGAAGTAGCCGAGATTAAGGCTTTCTTTGAAATGACCGGTGGTCCTACAGTAGTAAAAAAGTAAAATGAAAAAGGGGAGTTCGCTCCCCTTTACATTTTTAGTACCCTAGGTTCTTCTAGTTCTTCTGTGAAGACAACCTTAAGTCCCTCAATCGAAGTGATGAATATCCCTTCAGGAATCTCAGAGAAGTCAGGAACTCTAAACATCTCCTTAAGGAAATCTTTATATTGTTCGTTAGTAACTAATACAGAGTTTGGATACTCTCTATTTTTTGACTCAAGATAAAATTCATTTATCTTAAATCTAAGTGCTTGTAAATCCATAGTTTACTTTATTAAATAAAGCTTAAAGTCTGTTGAACTCGGAGCTTCATTTACAAAGTAATAGATTTCTTTTTTATTATCAAAGCTAATTGTTTTTCTAAAGGCTGTAGGGATAGTAGCACCTGTTGGTAGTTTAACAGCGTTCTTAACATAAATTACATCTATTTGTACCTTCACCACCTTTGTTAATGCTAGTTGACGCTCATAAGCTTCAAGCAATCTCCAAGCACCTCTATTTAATTTCTCGTGCTGGAGAATACAATTCAAATACGAAAACGTCTGCCATAGAGTTTCTCTTGTGCAGTTAAAGTCAGCAGCCGGGGCACAGTGTCCTTTGTCCCATACGTTGGCTTCATAATCCTTTCCATCAGAAGTAATCACACTATCGTTAGTGTAGAAGTCCATTCCCTTACGAGGATACGCTCCTGTAGGGCATTGTACTGTGTACCACACACGTTTAGGCTGTTGGAGAACCTCTGAGTATACGCAAGAGTATATCGGGGTTTTAATGAACACACTATCCCTCTGGGCGTAAATGCTCACAGAGGTTAGGAATACTAGTAAGAATATAAGTTTTTTCATGGGTTAAGTAATAAAGCCAAGAATGGCTAGAATAGACATACCTATAAAACCGTAACGGTAGAACTTCATCTCTGCGTTCTTACGGTCAATGGTTCTGTTAAGGTCATAGACTTCTTTTTTAGACACTTCTACCATCTGTTGATAACTAGGAACGATTGAGTCTTTGTAGAGAACCAATTGCTGGCTATCCAGGTGGATAATAGTCTTAAGAACAACTACACGTTCCCGTGCCTTGATGCCCTTAAGAAACTCATTATTCAATTCCTTTAGCGGTAAGCTGTCTAGAGATTGTGAGTAGATACTTGGTGCCGTCAATGTCAGGCATAGTATCAAGAGCAATCTGAATAGTGTCATACTTGAGGTTGATTTTTTCATAATAACTAAATTGTTCATGTTTAAGTGTAGATAATGAGTCCACCCTACTAAGGAAACTTTCGTTGCGTTTCTCCATAGAGTCCATGTAAGACATAAACTTCTCTTCACTACCGCTTCTTAAGCTTTGTCTTTCCCATAACAAAAAAGCTACTGTGATTAGTAGTAGCCCTATAACAATAACTTCAATCTTGTTTTTCATTTACTTTATGTTGGTCGATTTTATCTAAGATTAACTGCAGTAACTCATTCTTTATCAAGCCAGCCCTAGCTGCGTTCTTGAGTGCACTTATAAGCTGAAAGAGAATAAAAGGAGCACAGATAGTCTCACTTAGCCAGAAAGTGCCTTCAAAGCCCTTCTCAATCATTAAGATACCTGTAAGCATAAATACCCACACCATTAAAGTTTTAAGCACGCTAAGAGCTTTATGCGTCTTAAAGCCTTCCATCTTAGTTCCTGCCCATACCCCAAAGAATCCATCTATAAACACAACAGCAACTACAGCTAAGTACTGTTCAGCATTATCTGCTCCTAGATTAAGGAAGTAAGTTCCTAAAAAAGCTAAGAGAGTTGTACCTGTGTATAAGAGGAAAGAGGTCTTCATTATTCAGGGATATTGCAAAAGGGTGATGACGGATTAAATTCACAGAAACGGGCAAAGTAAAGCGACTCACACCCACTAAAAGTATGAACGCCCACGGGATTTGGGAACACCTCTTTTGTGCTGAACGATTCCAACGGCTCACCATTCCAAAGGATGTCCACGGCATACAACGGGGAAAGGTCGGTGCAGTTACCTTCGTTGTCTGTTGCTAAACAGATTTGCCCTATTTCGTGGACTGCACAATTCGTGTAGGTTACGCTACCTTCAACCGTTGTGCTGATTTGGGCTTGGTATGTTAGCCATTCGGCTTGGTTTAGGAATGAGTATTTTGCGAAGGTCATAAGGTGGTAAGGGTTTGACATTGAGTGTCACTCAACGGGGTTGTATAAAATCCCATTGCTTGAACAAAAATTGGAACTTGTGGATTTACTGTTAAATCTTGTAATTGAGTAGCGGTAAATGATGTTGCACTTACTTCCTTTGTACCATTCACAAACACATCCGCAGTACTGCCATTCCATTTAATCGCAAATTTTACGGTGTCGGTATTTGTTAAGAAAAGGTCGCTTGTTGTACCCGAAACATTTTTTTGAATTCTCAACCTTGTATTTGGTGTTCCGTCATTTCTTAAACGGAAAAAATTTGTCAAACCTGTGTCCGAAAAAAGTAATTGATTTTGCGTGTTATCCCTTGTATAACTCAAATTCCCCCTCAACTCCACAAACCAAGTACCCCCACTTGATGTAATCAAACCATTGGTGTAGATGTTATTGCGTGAGAATGAATCGGCAATACGGGTGGCTGATGCACCAACGGGTGACAAAATGAATGTTGTGGGATACGCCCCTTGTTCCATTTGGGGCATAGATATAACGATGTTCGCAGTTACATTTGATTGCGTTCCGATTCCAATTCTCATGTCGGCAGTTGCTGTCGTACCTGCAACCCAAGTAACGGAATATAAATTCCCCGCTTCAACCAATGTTAATGATGTAATCGCAACGCCATTTTTGTAGTATGTTGAAGATGTTGACGAACCAAAAGAAACGCATTGTTGTATTTCTGCGGCAGTTGTTACGCTTTCAACATAAAAACTAATTGTGTAGGTTGTTCCGCTTGTAACGGATATTGAATTAACAAAAAAAGTCCTTTGTGATGTTCCGCTAAAACGATACGCAGTAACACTTAAATTTTTTATTGATGCAAGTGCAGTTGTGCTACCACTAATAAAAGATGTCCACCCAGTAGGTGTAGCACCTCCCCCAGTCCATCCACTATTTTGAAATACATTTGTCCTCTGCGGTTCTAACAACAACGCAGGACAACTGCCGTACATATAGGATAGACGGGGTACATTCAACCTATCGGTTGTGGGGAAATAGGTTTGGGCTGAACTGCCTTCTACTAATTGTGGATGCCAAACAAAAATCCCTGATGCGTTTGAAATTCCCCATACATATAAAGATGGTCTTGATGTAGATGTTGTATATGTAGCGGTAAATAATTGCCAATCGCCCGTAACAGTAACAACTGTATTATTTCCACTTCCGCCATCTTGAAGATTACAAGTGATTGATGTACCCGAAACACTTCTCAACCATATAGATGCAGTTTTATTACCTGATGTTGCCGTAGAACTACCCGAATAAAGTCCACCAGTTGTTTGGACATATCTATATGCAGTTAATCCGCCTTCTGGGTCAGCAAAACCGCTTGTCAATGCTCCACCTTCTAAACTCCAACTGCTAAAAGTATTTGTGTTTGACAACAAATTCCACGGAACTCGTTGAATCAACCCATCGGCATTTGTACGCCAAGCATCACTCGCCCGTGTCCAAGTTAAATCACCGTTTCCGTTGGTGGGAATTTCGGCATATGCTTTGCCCGACTTGTAGCCCGATGGAATGAGCAACAATGATGCTGACTGCAATAACGAACTTACTGCATTTACACAAGCACCCGCCTCAGTTACTCCACCATCGGCAACAACCCGACTCTGATAAGCCGAAAAAATCCCTTGGGCATAGTTGGAACGATTGATTCCAATGCCCAATCCAATGCCTTGTATCATTACTTATAGGCAATTACACTACCTGAAGAGATAGCAAATCCTGTAATCACTCCTCCAGGAAGAAATGCTCCTTGCTTGAAGGTGATAGTACTCATACCATTGTTAGACAACTCAGAAGCACCATTGACAAGAAATTCTGTGAATACAGTATCTTCTTGTACTACTAGTGCATTGTAGCGTACGTTTGATACAGTACCTGTGCCGTGGCGTTTAAAGCCTCCAGAGCCTACAGAAAGTCCAGTGTGTGCTGAAATCGCTCTCAAGCGTTTTCCTTGTTCGTTTACTTGTTGATAATTATCCATTTTCTTTCGTTATTAAAACCGACTTGCGTCCGACATTACAAAGTTAAGTTTATTTATAAATAAGTCAAGAGGTTAATCAAACTCATCAGAACTTGGAGCTTCAACTGCTTGAGAAATTTCTTCTTCCTCTAAGTCTAATCCTGGCCTTGACATATAGAATGGTTTCACTCCTGTAAATACTTTGTTGGGTTCACGTCCTGCCTGAATCTCACTTAATCTTACAGAGTAGTTAGAGTTTAATACTTCCATCTCATCGTAGATTTCCTGAGGCACATCTTCACCAGCGGCTTCAAATGCAGATACTCTTTTCTGTAGTTGCTTAAGCTGTTTCTTGTACTGCTTTTTAGCTTGAGCTTCTTCTGTACGAGTCTTCATAGTCTCAAGACCATCATGATTTTCAAGGTAACGAGTACGCAACTCTTTCGTGTACGTCTTAGGAGTGTAACTGTTAAATGCTCTGTTCTGGAACTCGATAGACTTAGCATCTAATCCTAACATAGCACCTTTAGTTCCTAGTATCTCCATTGCAAGTACACCTAAACCAGGCTTACCTGCTTGGGTTGGGTGCGTTTTATCCCAATCAATCTTATCAGAGTTAGGTCGATACTTGTAGTAAGGGTCTGTGCTATACAAACCATTGTCCCAATCTACAAACTTTCTAAATACACTGAACGGACCAAAAACAGACCAACCTAACTTCTCGAAGAATCCTGTACCGTTTGCTTGCTCTTGTACATAAGTAAACAACATTTCGTTCATGCCCCAAAGAGTGAATACACCTTCAGCTTCGTTAGCTATTTTCTTTGACAAGAAACAAACGTAGTCCTTCCAGTCAGCCTCTCCGTCATCTTCACACTCAAGAGACAAAGCCATCTGACTGATAACATTACCTAGAGTCAAGTAAGCAAAGAAGTTAAATCTAAATTTAGCCAATGCTGCCTTCTCTGCCTTAGTCAAGTTTTTACTTGCTTCCCAGAATCTTCCATACTCAAAGAAAGTCTGTTGAAGAAAACGCATCATTGCTAAGTTGGCACCTACAGTCTTAACACCGGCACCATAGTGAATGTTTCCTACTCCCCACTCTGTCTTAGCATGCATAGGAACCCACTTCTTCAAAAACAGAAGTTGGCGTACCAAAGCGTACTTGGCTACAGTAGGTTGTCCGATACTATCGTATACACCCTGTGCACGATAGTTAGCGGTAGATATCTCATCCTTAATCTTTCTAAGCAACTGAGGAGAAACTACTACGTCAGGTTTGATAGCAAGTGCCCCGTTTACTATGTGGAAAGCATCTTTAAGCTTAATCTCTCCACCAGTAGTTAGAGGTACACGATATTTATTAAGCATGGCAAACGTTGTCTGCGCAGCAATATCATATTCAGTGTACTCCCTTAAGTTAGAGACAAACTTATGGAACTTAGAATACTTAAAGACTCCTTTGTTAGACAACTCCTTAAACTCTTGCTCGTAGTTAGATTGAGTTCCCCCAAAGAAATCAATGATCTGCATACGTAGAGGCTTATTACCTGTCTGAGCATGACCAGTGATAAAGTCTAAAGACAATCCCATAGTCTCTTTGTAGGCAGCCAAGTAATCGCTGTAACTCAAGTCATAGAATCTACGGTCTGCCAAGTTGTTCTTGTAACCGTTAAAGTAGTTAGGGAACAAAGAGATGGCGTTAAAACCCAAACTCTTAGCACCGGCAAGTCTACCTGCACCATGTAGAATACCATTGGCTACTTTAGCAAAAACGTTCTTAGGATTATTTACTCCTTTACCATACAACTGACGGTCAATCAAATCACCAATTACTTTATTGCTTGAAGAACCCTGTTTATTTAACAAAGAAGCAGGTGCCTTTCTACCACTAAGCAATTCTTCCATTGCCAGAATAGTAGATTGGTACTTACGATGAGTTCTAAACCTAGCAGCAGATGCTGAGTAAGAAGCAATGGCAGTCATAATATCATAAGACTGTTCTTCTGCAGCCATAGGACGGCTATATCTTACGAATAACTTACGAGACTCTCTAGTAATAGGTTCTCCAAAAGCATCTGTTTGTTCTGCAATACCAAAAGTTTCATCCTCATCACCCAATGCCTGACGTGTTTCACCTAACAACCATTCCTTTTGTTGATTCCACCAACGTTTTAACGGATTAGATCTACCTGTAATCAAGTCAATGAATAATTCACCTCCTGTCTTATAGATTCCGGGGATAATATCACCTAACTTATCCTTTTTGTAAAGTTCAGACTGTGCACCGTTCAGTGCATCACGCATACGACCAAGCAGAACTTTCTGATTGCTTCTTAAACTATCATAGTTAGCGTTATAGTAAGGACCTGAGGTAGTCTCCTTGAAGGTAGTTTCTCCCAACACGTGGTTAGGGTTCTGAAACTCTGTACTTACTTTAGGACTAAACCACAGGAATGAAGGAGCTTCTTCCTCAATATAAGACTCATCATTAGGCCTAGTTACTCTCCACATAAAGATAGGCTCCTCTACAAGAACAGTTTCCTCTCTCTGAGAATCGTATCTTACTTTTTTAATGTGGTTATCTGCGTACCAAGCAGACTGTTTAAATGCCTGGCTTACAAGTCTCTCAATAGAAGAACTATCTAATGTAGGATTAGCTGTAGCTATCTGAGTACGCAAACTTGCTTTGATGTCCTCTACAGTTTTCTCGTAGGCTTTTGAGTTAACGTTACTCTGTAAGTCTTGAAGTTTTTGGACAAGTACTACTAACTTTTCCTTAGTGTCTTTATCTAAGGGAGAGTTCTGACGAGTAAGACCTTTAATCTCCTCGATACGTTCTTCTAGTTCTTTAGCAGTCTGACGTTGACCATCACTAACTTCGTTAGGCATGTACTCACCATTTCTATCTTTCTTACCCTTAAGCAAGTTAAATAGATTCTCATACAACTCAGTTAGGTTATCACCTCTGTCACCCAACAACTGTTGAATCTCACTAGTAATTAAAGCACGCTCGTCATAGAAAGCCTGAGAGTAAGTAGTACGTGTGTAGATAGAAGCCCAACGATTATACTCATCGTAAGCATCTTGTTTTAATCTAAGAGCCAACTGTCTAGCAGAATCATTCTGTGCAGCCTTGTATTGACTCTCAGCAGCAGCAATAGCTGACTGTAACTTCTGTTTACGTGAAGAAAGTGTCCTGGTGAATACGTTTAAGGTCTCATCGGATAGTTTAGGATAAACAGTAGTTGGTACTATCTTCACGATAGGCTGACCTTTGGCATCCAGCAACGGCATACCATTGGCATCCAACTGAGGAATCTCGGTATTTGACTTAGCAGTCTTCCAATCGATGATTGCTTTTGCTACATCATAGGCTTCTCCCTGTTTAAGATTACCTAAAGAATCGTAAAGAGATTCCATGTCATCCAACTCTGCTTGGTTTAAGCGGAGTAATTCAAACGCTTCTTCTGTAATCTCACCACCTACGAAAGCTTCTCTAACAGCAGCCATCTCTTGGTAGATGCTGTTACGCTTGTTACGAATCTCTACAGGTAGCTTGGCTTGAATCTCATAGTATTTATCAGTGAACGGACGTTCAGTATACTGTTCTTTGAACTTCTCAAGGTTCTCAATTGCCTCCTGTACTTTCTGTTCCGCAGCACTGCGCCTAGCAACTGCCTCGGCACTCATGTCAGTCGGGTCTAAGTCAGCCACATCATCCATACCATGTTGAATGTTGTAGTTCTGCTCAGTCATGTAGTTACGCATCTCTACTGTCTTGGTAGCAGTATTTAAAACTAAGATACGCTTGTCTTTGTTAAGTACTCCATCAACTACCTCGTACAAGAAAGTCTCCCTGTAGTAAGGCTTGTAGAAACTCTTAACGTCTACGATAGATCCGCCAAACTGTGCACCCTCCTCAGCGATGATATCTTGCATTAAGTTCTCCATCTCACTACGTAGGGTAGTCAAAGAACCTCTATGCGAGATATCCATGCCTTTCAAGTAACTGGCTACAAGTTGTATTCCTGGGTTCTTAGTGGTAGTGGCTGTGTCAAACGCAGCAAACAACTCACTATTAGTATCCATAAGTAACTTAGACAAGTTCTCTCGTGTAGGAAGCTTATTGGTGTAGTCGTCTTTACTGTCTTGGATTCTATTTAAGATATTACCTACAGATACAGGCAACTCAAATGACAGCTTAAACTGCCTAAAGTTTGTAAACTCTTGAATAGCTCCGTCTGTATAGGTTACTACAAATTTAGAATCTACCCCGTTACCCACCTTACTGATAGCACGTACAACACGGTTTCGGTAAGTACGGTCTGCATTGTTTTTATTAGCTTGACCTACTACATCAAAAGACTTCTTAGACAACTGAGAATCTAGTTGTTGAATGTCTTGGTTAATAGTTTCAATCAATCCTTTGGTAGCCTCTTCGTAGTACTCAGAAAGTTCATCTAGAATAGGCTCTTGAATGTATTGGTTGTGCTTCTCAACAATAGAGTTAAGCGACTGTTTCAACCAGAACAAGTTCTTCAAGAAAGGATTAGTGTTTACCTCTTGCTTAGCAGAAGTCTGAGCCAACTGTACGATAGATGAAACTGTGTTAGGCTTGAATACACTTCTAGCTAACGCTCCTTGATTGTTAAATCTATCTCCAGTGATTTCTTCTATGTGTCTCTGTACAACTAATGCTTGTTTGAAAGCCCTGTGAATATCGCCTAGCTTTTTTCCAGGAGGTATGTTAGGGTCTTGGCTAAGTGTCTGCAAGTGGTCAATCAATCCTTGAAAGTAGATTGACATGTACTGCATGTAGTTTGCCAAATCTAGTACAGCCTCTGCTACATCCTCTTTGGTAGCCATGGCCTTTATCCGACCTTTAGAAGACTCGAATACGGCACCTGCTTGTCTTAGAGAAGTTGACTTTCTAATCTCTTCACTAGTAAAGTACTTGTTGGTGTCCATCAAACGTGCAAACTCTTGGTCAGTGATTGCATCAGATATTAACTGAATCTGCTTAATGGCAGGACTAAAGTCATCTGGATTATTTGGGTCACGCATCAAATGCTCAGTGAACGCATCTATATCCTTAGGCATAACCCTACTGAACATGTAATCGGATACTTCAGAGTTAGTTGGGTAGAACTCAAACTCAAAGTTAGGATTATATAACGCTGTTACGATGTCTCCCAATGTATCAAACTTAGGAGTTACAAATCCTAAATCAGTTAAGATATCTGTAAAGAACTGTACAATGGTATTGTAAAGACCTGTCTTTGGAGTGTACTCGGTTGCTTGGGAACCAACCTCAGTAGCAATTACTTCCTCCCAGAACTCTGCAGTACCTTTTAACTCAGGGTAGTTAGCCTCTACATAAGCTTGAGATGATCCTGTAGGATTCTCTGCATGCAATTTTTCTACTTGAGCGACAAGTTTACTAAACGCTTCTGGATTAGAAGTCCTTAGACCTCTGATAATAAAGTGTGAGAACTCATGCCAAGCAGTATCTTCTTTTACCAAGTAAGGATTAACAAGTATCTGTCCGGTTGCTAGATCTACACGAGCAGCACCATCAATACTAGTATCCCATGCCCAGGTTACACCTGGGAACTTAGCTACCAACTTGTCAAAGATTTGCCCAAACTTACGTACGTTACCTCTCTTAAGAACATTAGATAACTCCATGGTCTTTTGGAACATAACATTACTTAGCGGCAATACTTCTCCGTCAATTAACAATTCATTTGACTGGATTAACTTCTCCATCAATGCATGCTTCTCAGCATCTAATGCTTCCTGCAAACCCATCATTTCAATCTCAGCACGTATCTCTTCCTCTTCTACGGTTTCTACTAGGTCAACTATATCAGCAGCAAAGTTGTATCGAGGGTCAATCTCTACGTATACTCCAGAGTCATCGTACCTTGCCCAAGCGATCTTCTTGCCTCCGTTGATGATGTATTTACTGTTAATCTTTAAAGCGGTAGTATCAGCATAGCCAAGAATCTGGTGTGGCTTTACGTACTCGGTACTAGTGTGGTAGATTCTATTACCAATCAAGGTCACAGAAGGCCTGTCTTTAATCTTCTGAGTTTCAGACTGCCATACTTTGTTAGATATGTAGGCAATCTTCTTACTGTAGCTATCTAGACTAACGTACTCAGGGTTTTTCAGTAGGTCCTGTGCAAGCTTTAAATTTACCTCTAGTCTTAAGTAATGATTCTTAATGTCATCTAGAGTAGCCTTACTATACATGACGTTAGATACAGGTGCAGTACCATATCTAACAAATCCACCTACCAACTCGTTTACTTCAGCCTCATTTAAGGTCTTACCTGTAAAGTTTTTTACCCACTGTTGAATACCTGACAAGAATTGTTTCCACCAAGTAGGTTTAGGTTTATCTACTAAAGTCTCTGCCCATCTTGCTGCCAACTCCATTAGGAGTTTTGCTTTACCTTCTTCTGACTCTGTACTAAATCCATAGTCTTGTAACAAACTTTCTATGTTTGTATGTCCAGTTCTCTTAAGTAACTCAGGAAGTTTTTTCATTAACTCCTTCTCAGAGTTAAACAATACTTGATAAAGTTCCTTCGTTCCTTTCAACTCTTTAGCCATCCTAAGCATACCTCTGTGGGCTACTTCGTGAATAGCAACCTTAGGGGCTTCTTCTGGAGATACATTAGATGCTACTACTACGACTTTATCATTCTTAGGATCATAGTACCCTTGTATTTGTTTTGAACTAGTTTTAGAGAAAGGAAGGTCATCTTCTAGATTATACTGTCGGTATATTTCCTCTAATCCAGGTATATTTCTACCTTCTTCTGGTAGGTAACTCCAGATATAAGGAGTATTAGTAACAACCTCAGTTGCAAGTTCTCTGTAAAAAGGAACGTTAGTACTTATGTGTCTTATGTTATGGGGGTCTAAAAGAACTGCCCTTCTTGCTACAGTTTCGTCATCTCTAAGTTCTTGGGGAATTTGCTGAAAAACATTGTTCTCGTTTTGTAATGCTAGTAATTCAAGATTGTCTAGAGTTTCTTCTACAGAAATCAATTGTGCTGCAATTAATTGCCTTCTATTTCTCTCCTCTGCTCTTAATTCTTCGTACTGGTCTACATCAAAATCATAATCTGGATCATAAAAATCTGGCTGTCCTTCGTAGTCAAATGGATCTATATAACCTTGAAATTCTTCTTTATACTCAGAATCTACTTTTCCTTCAGACTTTAATTGTTGAGCTCTTTTAACAGAATTATTGTTTAAGTCTAAGTTATGCTTTTCAAAAAATGCTATTATATCATCTAAATGATCTATTGGTGCTACCCCATTGTTAGCTCTTGATGTAACTTCTTTTACTGGTCTTTTTTCTTTATCTTCTTCCTTTAGGTTTATATAAGTAAATTCTACTCCACTTGGGTTTTTAGTTGTTTCAGAAGTTAATAAATTTTTATCATCAAGTTCTTCTTTTCTATCAGAATAAATAGCATACCCATCTTTTAAATAACCATCAGATTTAAAAAGATAAAATACTTTAGTACCATGTAATTGTCTAGAGCTTGTGTTATTTATTCCTACCTCAATCCCTGCAACAGTAATACCATCTACAATCAGTAAGTAATTATCATAGTTTTGTACGTAATATTCTGTCATAGAACCAGAAGTACACCAAGTAGAGGGAGACAGTTTTCTAAGAGTTTCTACATTTGTTTTGTATTGTTCTCTATCTGATAATTTTTCATCAGTTTTAGCTGTTCTAGGCACATGCACCCAATATCCCTTACCACTAGCAGAAGGTTCATGATCTACAGAATCTGATAAAGTAGCTAGAACCTCTTCATCATATAGTTTACCTATCCTATTAGCTTCGTGAGGTTTGTTTACAACTATGCCATACGCTTTCTGAAGTGCTACCTTGCTTAACTGTAAAACATACTTAGACCTTCTTTGTGGATTCAAGTACTTAATAGCGTGAGTTAACATTAAGTCTCTAAAAGGTACTGGGTACTTCTCTAAGGCTTCTACCCACTTTTTAAAACTATTTAAAGCTAACTCATTTGACTTAAGTTCAACGTGGTTCTCTACCTTAGCTTTGTTGTTATATATAGTATCAACTACTTTCTCAAGTTGTTCTGTAGACCTAAACTTTTTTATATTTCCAATTACTGCTTTGTTCTTACCAGCCCAGTTAATTAAAAGTTCATCTGTAATTCCATTCTCGTTCAGGATCTCCTTCATAGAAAGGAATAGATCCTCTCTACCAAGTATATCTAAGGGAACAAGGTCCACTACACTAACAGCATTACTAATTTCTTTTGGTAGGTTACTTTTAATAGCATTCTCAACAGTAGTAACGGATGTTCCTAGTCCAGGGGCTACTGTACTTAGGTTGTAGTATTTAGCAGGAACTTCTCCCTCATACTTATCCCAGAGGTAATAAGCATATTCAGGTACTACACTAAGCAGTTGATCAAACTTAGCTTTTACCTCTGGATCATTTAAATTAGGACAAATCATCTTTACAAATATAGTTTAATAATAAAATTACACAATCAATTAAGCCCCGCCACAGAAGTTTTCATGGTTATTACTGATGTCTGCTAACTCTTGGAAAGTATCCTTGATAGCATCTCTTTTGATTGCTTCGAAGTTCTCAGGCACAAGCGGTACAATGTTACCAGATTCATCGGTGGTTGTAGTAGGAACAATACTGTCTCTAACTTCAAAAATCTTAGGAAGAATTACGTTGTCAGGTATGATAGCATTGTGCTTAGCAAAGATTGAACGTATCTGAGGAGTGTTCCAACCAGCCTGCTTAACTCCGATAGCAGTAACCAAGAACTTCAAGTTAGGATTGTCGGCAGCAGTCTTTAACATACCTACTACTGACTCCTCCACAGCACTCAAAGGAATACTATTCTTAGCACCTATCTTAAGTTTACCGTTCTTCATTGATGCGAACTTCGTAACAACTCCGTAAGACATACCGTTCGTACCTTGCATAATACGGTCAGTAACTCCGTACTCAGACCAGTAGCCTTTGGTTCCTGGTTCTAGTACATTGTAGTTAGCCTTACCGTTTTTGTATTGAGCATAACCGGCAGAGCCTGATCCGTGGTGGCCGAGTGTGTTAGCACCGAATACAAAAACTTCATTAGGCTGAAGTTCTAGTACTTCTTTAGGCGTATACTCACGGTTTGGATTATCGTTACGGGTAGTCAAGCTAGACTGAAGTACCTTACTGCTAGGGGTGATAGACTCTCTAGTCAAGTCGTAGTCCTTAAAGTAGAACAAGTCAATGTTAGGGTCTTTAGTACGGCTAAACTCTGGATGTACTTCCTTGAACCTACGAACAAACTTAGCTATGTGTGAATCTCCCAAAGAATCTAGCAAGGTATCCATCTGTTCAGACAATACGTTATTGATAACAGTACCACGTTCTTCGCTAGTGGTCGTCATAGTTTCCTTAAGAACATCAGATAGTTCCTTGTTCTCTTTGGCGTTATAGTCTGCAACCAAAGCATCTGTAATGGTTTTGATGTTTTCAGCCAAGCCAACAGTAAACTCTGAAATGATAGAAGACATCGGCAACGTGTAAACCTGTTCAGGAATCAAAGGCAAGTATGAATCATAGCGTTTGTTCAAGTTGGTACCGATGATACCTGCATAAGCATAAGCCTTGAAGAACGATTGCATATCTTGAATCAATCTTTGGTCATCCTCGTTAGTCGGGTCTAGGCTAGGATGAGACCAGTTGAATCCATTACTGAAGTCTTCACGAAGCATATCTACTGAGTAGTCAATCTCTGATTGCACATAACCGGCCCTGATAAACTGACTATCTTCATTGGTAGTAAACACTACCCCGTCAAAGATTAAGTTATCAGACTGAATACCTCTTTGTCCCAATCTAACCTTAAGGTTGTTGTACAAGGTACTGATGTGACCGAGGTTACGCTTATCTAGAAGTTTCTCGTACTCGGCTACTTGAGGTACGTTGTTTCTGAACAAAGAGTATAGCAAGTCATTCTTAAATACTCTTGAGAAGGTATCATAATCCAACCTGTAGTTAAGAGCCTTCATACTTCTGTGAAGTCTGATGATAAGACTAGTTAATGTTTTGTTTGCAGATACTGGGAATATAGTTTCCAACTTATCAAAGATGTCTTGTTGAAGTTGGAAAGGCGATACTACAGATTCAAAAATTACATTCTGAACACCCTTTTTATTAAAGAAGTTAGACTTCATCAAATCAGCCAATTCTTGACCACCTTTACGGAACGACTCAAAGTTCTGAGGAGTAAAGGTATCGAAGTCTGTATTAGATGAAAGTATGAATAGTTTATCTTGCTGTTCTTCAGTTGCAATCCATCCTACAAAACGAAGCAAGTCACCCATCTCAGTCTGATCGCTGAGCAATGCGTCAGGGTTACTGATACGATAAGCATTCAGTCTCTTCTTAAGGGCATTTACCATAATCTCAGTACCAAACTGATTCAAAGAAGCATTTAAGAACTGAGCATACTCTGGAAGAGGCTCTCCTGTTTTCTTAGACCAAGCAAAAGCTTTATCTAGTTTTTCATTTAGAATAGCTTGTACAAAGTCACGTTTAGATAAGTACTTAGCACTACCTCTTGCGTATCGGATGATCGAAGAATCCTTCTTAACACCATCAACGTTCTTGTAAGATAGGTTGATCATCTTTACGATATCCTCAAACCTGCTGCCAAGCATGTTCATATAGTTAGCAGTCGGAGTAAGTTTATTGTTAAGGAAAATCTTAGCAATGTTATCGTCTCGTTCGATATCTACGTGAGCAGTAATCAACTGACCACTGATGTCTCCGATACGAGTTCCTTTCTTGCCTTTAGTTTTATTGTACTCTACGTCAAAATTAGAACTGAAATCGAGAAAACCTGTTGACTTACCATTAGCATCTAGAGGATAATCTTCTACAGCTTGTTTATCAATTACAACCAAGCCAGCCTTTTGGAGGATTGCATGCAATACGTTAGATTTTGCATCAACACCCAAAGACTTTTTGAATGCATTCAACTGATGCACATATAATTGGTACAAAGGATTAACAATGTTTGTGTAAGAAGCCGTAGTGTACTTGTTAGACTCACCAAACAACTTTGCCATCTCAGTCACAGTATCTGAACTGTTAGGACGAAGTAACAAAGTAAACAATGATTCATCAGTCAAACGTTCTGCCAAGTTAAAGAGTAAGTTGTTTGAGAAACGACCACGGATAGCCTTAACCTCGTGAGTTAGGAATCTCTCACGCTCCAATAAAGCAGACAACTCTTCATTCAAAGCAAACAAAGAATCACTCAGACCTTCGTTATTAGCTGTTCTAAGAGCAGTTAGAATCTTTTTAATCTCTGTGGTAGCTTTCTTCTTTTTAGTCTCGTAGGGTTCCTTAAAGAAGTTAGCAAGCCTAGCTACATCTTCTTGACTAATAGGTCTGTCTTCTTCCTCTTGCTCAGCATTAAAGTCTGTGTACATTTTGTACAGGTCTTTAAGCCTTGTGTTGCTTGCATCGAATCCTGCGATAGTCACTACCTCTTGGATACGCTTACGAATAGCATTGATACCTTTAGATAGAGATTTCTTAGTTTCTCTAATAGCTTCTAGTTCTTGCTTAGCTGCTTCTCTTGCTTCAAAGGCTTGTTGTGGTGTAATGTTATTAGTCAACACACTACCGTCCAACTCAATGAATGGGTCATAGCAGAACAACTTATCAATATCATAATCCGAACCAGACTTGATAACCATTTCATCAGGTACCAAGATGATTTCTCCTGACTCTTCGGGTAAGAACTCAACAACACGGAAGCTTTCCATAGAGTTGTAATCTTGACCAGGTACACGAATCGCTGCAATGGTCAAAGCTTTATCTAGGATAGCTGAATTGGCTTCTACGAAAATAGGATTAGTCAATGCTTCGTTAAGTCTTCTTACGGCACTAGACATGTTTACTGGCTTACCTTTTGCATCAAACTCACCGATAGTCTGTCCGTTGTACATTAAATTTAACAAAGGATAGTAACCCTTTGAGAAAGAAATCATGGCTTCGGCTTGCTTGATTACTTTCTTGTTCTCAGCATTTGTAACTAGGTCGTAGTAACCAAGCTTTCTTCCGGGCCTAATCAATGACGCAGGGTACTGAACTCGTTGAGCACCTGGTACTTTTTGTTTTAAGATATCGTTCGTTACAGAGGCTACAATAGCACTCTCCATAACAGTACGGTCAATCATAGCATCAAGTGTATGCTGGAGTTCACCGTTCTCTTTAAGTTTAATTAAGTCTTTAGTTGCTTCAGCTACGTTCTTCTTAGAAAGTTCCTTTAGCAAGTATTCTACAAGTTTTTCTTGGTCTTCTAGTTTAGAAACAAAACTAATCTTATCTAGAGATACCAACTCATCGATGTACTTTCTATAAGCCTCGTAGAGTTCGCTCTTCTCAGAATCTTTGTAAGCAAGTTTTCTGAACTGAGTACTAAAAATACTCATGAAGGTTTCCTTGTTCTCTACCAACACCTGTTCTTTAAGGTATCTCATGTCGATAGAACCTGTAGGAACAAAATTAGTATCTACACTACCATCCTCATTAAACAAGTTAACTGGCTCAATAGTCTCGGCAATCTTAGTACCTGAAGAAACCACAGCGTAGTCAGCACCTGATGCATGCATTTTAGCAAGTATCTGAGCCAACTCTGGACTAGTAACTAATTCAGAAGGTAGGATAGGCTTAACAGAGTACTTGTGGAATACAGGAATACTTTCACCTGATTCTATGGCTGCGTGACCTGCATACTGAAGTTTCTTAATGTTAAATGCATAGTAAGGACCTTCGTTCAATACTTTATCTAACTCTTCTTGATTATCTACACCAGATTGTTTCTGAAGAAGTAGAGCATAGATTCTATCCTGTCTATCAAACTCTTTACGCATTGCCTCGCTAACACCTGTAGACAACTTGTAGAAGCGTTTGTAGAAGTCCATGGTACAGAACGCAGCTGCATCATGACGCTTAGAATCCTTATCATTGTAGTACTGTTTTAAGGTAACTTTCTTACCGTTCTTAGTGCCGCCTACTTTGTTGTAAGCATCACTGTTGTTAGCCGTATCAGAAGACACAGCGGTATCCTTGAGGACTATGTAAGAAATCTTAGATAAGTCTCTGCTCATACCAGTAGCAACATCCACAGGGGCATTGCTCTTTGAGTTATGATGTAAGAAAGCATCACGTTGTGTGTATGCGTCCTTAACAGACTCTAAGTTTTGTTGATCTATTACTGCATAACTACCGTAAGCATTCCAAGCACTGATACGCTTTTCAATCTCTTTATCATTCTTGTAGTAGTAAGGATGGCCATAGAATAATTTGTGTTGTTCTACACGAGAGATAAAGCTTAGTACATGGTACTTTGCCAAGTCTTCAAAAGGAACAGAATAAACACCCTGGAAGAAAGCATTACTTGCCTGAATGTTGTCGTAGATATACGCACTGAATTGTTTGATTACTTTATTTTTCAAGTCAGTAGGTAACTTGTCATATACTAGAGTATAGTTAGCTAGGTTAGACTCTTCCTTAAAGCTAGCAAACAACTGGGCACGAACAGCTGGCTCAAGAATCTGCTGAAAATAAGATAAGATAGGAGTAGTTTCATTCTCCATTACAGATACTCGGAACTTACTAGAAGGGTTTAGGGTTGTGTAAATCTCACCAAAGAGTATTGGCAAAATACTATTCGCAAATACTGCATCGGGAATCACCAAACTATTGTTGTAGGTAAAAGCAGACTTCATCCCTAACTCATAGCGGAATCTGTCATCAAGTACCAAACCACGTGTAGTGCTCTTACCTGAGAAACGGTTAACCTCTTCAACACCAGAAGCTAGTAAGCCCATAACATCTGTGTAATGTTTTACAGGGGTTACAACATCAATGGTCTTCTCTCCATCAAAACCTTCTTTAACACCCAACAAGTTAGCAATATCAAGAGTTCTAGTAGAGTTATCAGGATTCAGTCTTCTGTTACCGGCTGGTGTAAACATGTACTTAATTACAGCAGAGAAAGAAGCAGCAGGGTTCTTAGCAGGATCTAACTGAGGCAACTCTCTGTATACATCGTCCAAGGTAGGATACAGGGTAGAGTCATTCATAATAGAAAGAACTCTTGTCATGTAAGTATGTGGATTTACAGACCATACTTTCTTACCCAAAGCATTGTATTGCATGTCGTTCACATACTCTACGTTAGCTTGTACCTCGAACTGAATAAGTTCAAGTAAAGCAGTTTGCTCAGAGAAAACAACTTCGTCCTCAGAGTTAATGTGCTCAGAAGAAATACTAGTTAAAGGAGTAAAGATGTATCGCTGTGTTTCACTTAGAGAAATGATCTTTTTATGGATACGTTCTACTTGTCTACGGAAATCCTTAACGGGCATAGTAAACAAAGCCTCCTTACCAAACTCACTAAAGTTAAATCCTAGTGGAGTAAGCATAGCATACAGAGACTCTTGGTAGTTGAGTTTATCCTCTTCTGAGGTGAAGATAGGCTCATCCGGTACAGTTGGGTAATCCTCAAAGTATTTATCTGCGTTCAGATAGTAACTACCAGTCTCTCCATCAATACTCTTATAGAATCCATCAGTAACATAAAAATCGTTATCCCAGGCACGACGCAAGTTTTTAGAGTCTAGTGACTGTGCTTTGTAGATAGCGTGGGTTACTTTAGTTTGACCATCCTTTTCAGTAGTGGTTGTGATTTCATTTGTATACCCATCTATGTATGGCATAGAGAAGGTATTGAAGAAAGCGTTCTTAAAGTTTAGCGTACTCTGCTTTACATCAGTCTCAGAGGGTTTAGGCAGGTAAGAAAGGAGTTGTCGGAACTGACCATAACGAGTAGTCAAGTCTTGAATCCTTCTATACATATCTGCGTAACTGTTAGTACCAGATAAAGTTCTCTGTAAGATGTTCCAGTTAGTATCAAAGTCACCAATCTTGTTCACCCCAAACACCTTGTCCTTTACAGGGAGGTTGTTTTTATATTGAGGCAAACTCTTGATAGCGGTGATAATCAATGGGGCTGCCTTAAGTTTTTGAGACTGCTCGTTAACTGCACTCTCAAACTGACCAAATGCAGGCATGTCATCCATCAACGTAGCATCTACCACCTCTTCGTTAAGTGCTTGCTTAACTTTATCTGAGAA